ACATGGCGGCAAAAAGGTGAAAATCCTACGATGACAAAACAGGCCACGCTAATCGATCACGAAAAGATGATCTACAACATCACCAGCGTCTACCGTGATGCTGACGAAACGCAACACGCAGAAGGCTTGTTGTGGTACGATAACGCACAAAAATCGGCATATCTCATCGCGTTAAAATATGACGTGCCGGTTTATATTGTGGCGGCAGTCATCGCCGCACTGTCACCTAACAACAAATGGTCACGCAATGTCAGGAACGCCGACGCGTTAATCGGCGCGTTTATTCGCGGCGACGGTATGCTTTCGGTTAAGGTTTCGACCTATAATAAAATGAAACAAAAGGCTTGGGATATTTTGGTGGCGCGTCCGAACTACGATGGGGCAAAAGCCATGCTCAAGGGACAAAAGATCACGTCCTTTTTCATGGACATTATGGGCGAGTTTAACGTCACGATTGACGGCCACGCACGAAACATTGCCTACGGTGAGCGCGTTGGCCTCACTGACGACCGCAGCACCATCGGCGTCCGTGAATACCGTGCTTTGCAAGCCGCATACGAAGAAGCCGCGCGGCGCGTCGGTCTCATGCCCTACCAACTACAGGCGATCACTTGGCGCGTCTGGCGCGACCGGCACGGCATATCGTGACAAAAGATCGACGCCAAAAGATCGACGCCAAAACGTCGACGCCAGAATTTCGGGGATCAGCTAATGGTTTCCTGCGCCATCGTTCGGGGGCGGGACTTGCGGGCGGATCGGATCGGCGGCGAGACGATGGGGCCAGCCGATTATCTTTGCCGGATCATGAATTATTTTTTGCGCAGGGGTTCAACTGGTGCAAATCTTGTGCCATGATTCTTTTGCCGGTGTTTTTGCCGGTGACACAACAACGAAAGAAAGGGGCACGATATGCCACTTGATATTATACCTATCGAAGAACAAGCCGCCAGCCGTTGCAAGGCGAAAGGCGGGGACATCTGGGCAACCCACAAGCGGATTGACGACCTGTCGCTTTACGAGCAATTCGGACAGGTTCGACGGGTGCCACTCGAAGCACAGACGACTTACACCAGCCACGATATTGAATTTATCGAGCCGGTGAAGGTGCCTGATTATCACGCGCTGCAGAACAAGGCGACGGGCGGGCTGCTCAACGTCCGGCCAGTCGGCAAGACGTATGCCCTCATTCCGCATGACCTGCTATTCAGGGCACAGGCTGAACAACTGGCCGCGTCCGACCTGCCGCTTGATAACGTCGAAGTATGCGACCGCATCTATGAAGAGGGGGCGCGGGTTCACCGCACTATTTACTTCCACGACCTGCAAGACCTGACCACGACACGGGACGGCAAGCAGGACATGGTGCGCTGCCGGATGGACATCTTTAACAGCGTCGACATGTCTTGGGCCTTGCAGATATTTAGCGGGGCTTATCGTGACCTTTGCCGTAATACTTTGGTATTCGGCGGGGAGAAGGCGTACCACCAGAAGCGAATCCACAAGGGAGCCGTTTCGCCTGAAGCTATGATCGGCAAGGCGACTATGGGGCTGTCTATGTGGCAAAATCAGAAAGATCAAATGCGCTTGTGGCGGGCTGCGCCTCTCACTGAAAAGCAATTTGCAGAAATCTTGAAAGAGACGATTTGCAGAAAAAACACGGCGGCGGCACGTACAGACGAACGTCTGGCGATCAACGAGAAGCGGTTAAACTGGATGCTCGAACGCTTCAAAGAAGAAAAGGCGGAACTGGGCTTGACGCTATGGGCCGGTTATAACGCTTTGACCCACTGGGCAACCCACCTGCCAGATGCAACCAACAATGGCCGCAACGAGCGGAAACGATACCAGCGAAACGATCAGGTTCGCCAGATCGTCGATGGCACGCAATGGCGTTACTTGGAAGGACTGGCGTCATAGATGGATGAACTAGAGGGAGCTTACCTTTTATATCGGACGCTTGTGGTGATTGCGATTATCCTTGCGTTGCTACTTATCTTTTGACCAACACCCTGCGGGGAGAAGGAAAACACAACGATGAACTATCCACCTAAACTACTAGCTGCTTTGAAAAAGCTTGGCGATGACTTCGAAGAGGCCATTCGTGCCAATGAGCGGGCGAGAATATCTAAGCGGTTTGCTGATGCTTTCCCGTCGAAGCCAGATCCGAAGTCGGAGCCGCTTTACCCGATAACCGATATGCATGGCGAGCCGCTGCGCGAAATCGGGGCGCAGCCGATCGATCGCGTCACGGTGAATCTGAACGCGACCCACCGCACAATGCTGCACTGGCTGTCTCAGGGTTTCATGGCAGTGCCTACGCTTGCCGGTCATGCCAACATCAAGAAGGAGTCGGTTTATACCTACCTTTGCCAGCTTGAAGAGATGGGCTATAAACTGGAGCGGAAAAGCACCGGCAACATTCGGGGCGGTTACCGTTTAATTTACCGGCTTGCAAAGGCGGCATAGTCTGTGCTTATAATCTGGGGCGGGCGCGGTTGCCCGCCTCAACCACTACCAACAACACAAGGAAACGAAATAATGTCTGATACTTTCAAGAATGCTCTGGAGCGCTCTGGCATGTGTGACACCCGCCGCAACAGCTTGGCTTATTCGGTGAGTCAGTTGCATCACAGTTTGAGCCAGCTTGATAACTACCACCTGTCGATCATGGCGAAGAACTTTCCGGCCATCCTTGAGGCGGGCCGCGTGTATGCCAGCCATGAATCCGGCCTTAACCGTTTCGAGATTGACGGTGTAACCGACTAACCCGATACCCTGCGCGGGGGGCTAATACCGCGTTTCCTCCCTCAACTTGACCCTGTCACTAGCTGGCGGGGTTCTTTTTTGCCCGAATGCCAGTTAATACCCTTGCGGCTTGATCAGGCGGGATAAATCGGCAGATCGGCCACTGGGGAGTGCTGCGCTTCCTGACATCTGGCTACGGCTTTGTGGTTTTTCCGGCATGACAAATCCCTACGCGCGCGTGTGTGTGATGCGTTGCGGGGAGATCGGCGGGCTGTGTGGCGGGCTTTTGGTGGCAGGGCCTGCCTTGGCGATCATTGATGGGAGTCGGGCAGGTTAAAAACTATATATTTTCTCTAGCGCACGCGCACGCGAGGGCCACCGGCCCCCCTAGTACAAGTGCTAGCAATCCCGACATCGATTTGTGTCGAGTATAGTTATCGATATGAGTAAAAAGGATGCGTAGGGGATACCCCGTGGGGTTTACCCCGGCGGGCCTATGCCCATAGTACAGTCAGATTTTGATTTTGTCAAGAAAAAAAGTTGACACATGTGGGAAAAGACCCTATACTATTGTCGTGAGCCGCATTTTTATGTCGGACCACCCCACTACGCGACACTTCCGTTGTACTAACCAAGTGGTAACGGACATGGATGCGACTCACTCCTCCCTTTTTTCAAAGAAAGTGACACGATGTTTGAGGCTATGCTCTTAGTTTGCGCTCTCGCAACGCCTGACAGATGCGTCAGGTTCGACGACACACGTGGTCCGTACGAAACATACGAAGAATGCAAGTCCAGATCGTACGAAATGGCAGAGGGAGTGGCTCAAATGTTCCCTGTTCCGGCCACATACAGCTTCAAGTGCATCGAACAGGACTTCACATGAACCTTCTCCCACAACAAAAGCCCAAAAAACGTGAATTGACTGCGCAACAGACGCAATTTCTCGACATTCTCTTCGAAAACGGCGGAAATGTAACCGCTGCAGCCGTAGATGCGGGCTATTCTAGGGGAAGTGCAGCGTGGTTACGCAAAACTCTAGCAGATGAGATCGTGGATCGCACCAAAGACATACTGTCTATGAACGCCTACAAGGCTGCTGTGCGCCTCGTCGATACAATCGACAATCCCGCCCCCGAACGTGGTGACGATCTGCGTCTCAAGGCTGCTGAGAGCCTTCTCAACCGTGTGGGTGTTAAGCAACAAGAGACAGTCAACCACAATGTCACAGCAGTTCACGGCGTTGTTCTGCTGCCACCCAAGAGAGAGGTCGTAATCGATGGCGGGTCGTCCTAAGAAAGACCCCAACGCACCGAAAGCCACGTACAACCTGTCTACAAAGGAACGTGCCCGACGTGCTGCACAAAAGAAACTCAACGCAGCAAAGCGCCGTGCCAAGAAAACTACGAAAGCAGCAGAAGATAAACGACGCTACGCTCGCGAGCTAGAAGTAAACATAGGAAAGGTGGAAAAGGCACTTGTCGGTAAAGAAACTAATGTCATCGATCAGGGCGATCTCGCAGAACTTCCTGCAGCCGTTTCAGATTTGGTTGATGATGCTGAAATCGTATTTAAGCCGAATGAGGGACCACAAGAAGAATTTCTCAGCGCGGGTGAGCGAGACGTACTCTACGGCGGTGCTGCCGGTGGTGGAAAGAGTTTTGCACTTCTTGCTGATCCGCTACGTTACTGTCACAATCCTAATCATCGTGGTCTTCTTCTCCGTCGTACACTCGACGAACTCACTGAACTGATCGACAAGTCCCGACAGTTATACACAAAGGCTTTTCCGGGAGCGAAGTTCAGAGAGTCGAAGTCTACGTGGGTGTTCCCCTCTGGAGCAACAATCTGGTTCACGTATCTCGACAAAGACAAGGACGTAACTCGTTTTCAGGGTCAGGCATTCAACTGGATAGGCATCGATGAGATTACTCAGTATCCTACGCCCTATGTCTGGGATTACCTGCGTTCTCGCCTTCGTACTACTGATCCTGAACTCCAGCAACACCTGTACATGCGCTGCACAGCCAACCCCGGAGGAGTGGGTGGTTGGTGGGTCAAGAAAACCTACATCGAAGGAACTCCCGAAAATAAGCCTTTTCCTGCCTTCGATATAGAAACAAAGAAACCGTTTCTGTGGCCCAAAGGTCACGAAAAAGCAGGTCAGCCGCTCTTCTTCCGTAAGTTTGTTCCTGCGCGACTGACCGACAATCCTCATCTGATGGCAGACGGCCAGTATGAGGCCATGCTCAGATCGCTCCCAGAAGTCGAACGGAAGAGACTTCTCGAAGGGGATTGGGATGTGGCGGAGGGAGCGGCCTTCCCAGAATTTTCAAGAACACGACACGTTGTCGAGCCATTCGACCTTCCGACAAACTGGCCGCGCATACGCATGGCCGACTACGGATACGCAGCACCCTCGTGTGTTCTCTGGGGTGCAATCGACTGGGACAACAATATCTGGATATACAGAGAATTATACGAAAAACACTTGACAGCAGAACAACTAGCTAGTAGAATACAAGAAGCGGAACAACTAGACCCGTCACCACACTACACGGTCCTTGACTCGTCTTGCTGGAACAAGACGGGTTTTGGGCCATCAATTGCTGAAGTCATGATGCGACTCGGCGTTCGATGGACACCCGCAGATCGCAATCGTATTCAGGGCAAGATGGAAATACATCGCCGTCTTGCCGATGACCCACACACGGAAGAGCCTCGCTTACGGTTCTTTTCTTCTTGTCAAAATATCATCAAGCAGATTGCGGGTATACCACTGTCCAAGACAAACAGTGAAGATGTGGACACGAAGGCAGAAGATCACGCATACGATGCTCTGCGATACGGGATGATGACACGAGTGAGCGGCTACGCTTCTATACACCAACAACTGCACTCAATAAAGAACCAAGTGCATCAAATACAGGATGAGGTCTTCGGCTACTAATGGCGACAGGGGCAGGAAGCAAAGCAGCAAACATACCAGAGAAGTTTGATCCGCGCGAAACCACGCTGCGGGAAACGATACAACTGTATGTGAATGAGGCTCGTAATCCTACCACAGAGGGAGTGAAGCCTAGAGCTATCAAAGGCTTTGAAAATAACTTTGAAAAGGCGGGCCTCAAGGAGATGCTTGACGAGCCTGTTATACGTCTGTTCAACGGATCATTTGACGGCCCTGAAAACCCTCTGGCTATGGCCCTCAACGAAACAGCAGTAGGCAGTCAAAGAGATTTGATATCTGCCGTAAGCGTCATTGAAGACAACGTAAAAAGACGCCACGTAGCACTCAAGATTAATGAGGACTTTTTCACTCTAGCTGACTCTGTAATCAAGCCACCCCGATCAAAGAAATACACCGCTAAATTCGGTTTCAATGTTTACAAAGTGGGCGGATTAGTTGAGGCCCTAGTTGAACACGTAAAACAAAATCCGGCGGATAAGCCGGTAGCCAATGCCATTATTTTCGGACTGAATACCGGATTTCGTCCCTCTGCTTTTGGTGGTTTACCCGTAATGGGTTTCAAAGAGGCAGGAAGACCCGGAGGACCACCCGGCATATTTCTTCCCGTAGGATTTCCCGGCGTTAAGACTGATCAAGCAATCAACGTACCTCTTTCTCGCCGTTCTATCGCCATTCTTCAAGATCAGCAGGAATGGAACCAGAAAAATCTTGGTCTTGGCAACAAGGCTAGTCCGATATTCTTTGCAAAGAAGAATAAGCAGGGGGAGTTGAAGCCTATAGGTGATACCGACATCAACAGGGTCTTGAAGGCTCTGGGATCGTCTTTCGGCATCAAGGTCAGCGTAACTGACATCAAAACACCAGAAGCTGCGTACCTTACATCATATGACTTGCGGCGTATCACAGCTACAGCGTTCAATGCTCTAGGCGTCAGTATCAACAATGCAGGAGCGTTGCAGGGTCGTCCGTACGCATCGAACACGGAGCAGGCCCGATACATTGGTGATGCTCCCGGAGTGTATGGTGATGCAGCCACACGCGACATCAATATGCTGTCAAACTTTTATCACGATCAGTATGCACAGACACTGCCCGGATATGATGATGCTAGGACTGCAGGACAGGCTCTCAGCCTGAATACCACATACTTTGATAGCCTAGAACGTAAGTTTGTTGATCCTACAGCGGATCGTCCTCTGCCGATATATATTCAGCCGGTGGAGATGACCCCAGAACTCGTCGGAGATGATGTTCGTGCGACTCCTGCTGATCAGCAATTCGATCCGGACAAGACGAAGAAGGCGGGTAAGAACGCCCTCAAGGGTATAAATTTAAATAATTTGAAACTTGGAGCGGGTGCTGCAGCATTCGTAGCGATTGACCCTGTAGAGGCGCTTGCCACTCCGTTCATAGGCCCCGTTGGCGCTCAAGTGCTATCTTTGTCTGTTATACCCACCACTACGGGTAAAGACCCTGCAGAAATTGTCTCTGAAGCGTTTAATATTCCGCTTCAAGAAGCCTACAACATGCCCGCTGAACGAATTGCAGAAGGCATGGCTATGATTAACGCTGCAAAAGCGGAACGAGAAGCTGCAATTCAAGAAGGTGCCCGTACTATGACTACGGAGCCTGTCAGAGAATATTCTCAGCAACAAACGGACATCATGCTGGGTAAGGCCCGTGACTTGCGGGATTCTAAGCTTGCAGAGATGCAGGCATCACTTCAACAAAACGAATACGACGGACTAGATTTCGGAGGAATAAATGGCCGGTAATAATTACAATTTCGGTGCTTCCTATATCATGAATGCTGATAAGGTGAGCGTCGATACAGATGAGGGTGCATCGCAACTGTACCGTGAGGGTCTGGAATTCGACACTCGCGCTCAAACCGATGTCCTGACGCAAGACATGCCTAAGAAGCAGACCAAGCCGACAGTAGAGGCTTCTCTCTTCAGCATGGCAGATGACCGCCCGCAGGGTAACGACTAAAGGATAAACTTCATGGAAGATAGGTTTCTAGAACCTGCTGACGATGAGGCCATCCCCGTAGTATCACCCGAAGATCAGATGCCCAACCTTGCGGTGTATATTCGCGCAAAGTTTGAGGACTCTGAGAACGGAAGGTATGCTTACGAACAGCGCTGGCTTCAAGCGTATAAGAACTTTCGTGGTATTTACGATTCAACTACTCAGTATCGTGATAGCGAAAGGTCGAAGGTATTCATCAAGATTACGAAGACTAAAGTTCTTGCGGCGTATGGTCAGCTTGTAGATATCCTATTTGCCAACAAGAAGTTTCCTATCGTTGTAGAGGCCACCCCTGTGCCAGAGGGTGTGGCTGAATTCGCACATCTAAAAACGCCGATAGACGACATGCTAGATCAAACGTCACCTGAAGACCCTTACGGGTTCGAGGGAGACGGTAGGGAGCTTGCTCCCGGCGGCATGAGAGCCGAGCGTCCCAAGCATTTCTTGGGTGCCTACTCGTCCACTATGGAGAATGCTCCTGTAGTAGAGGGCAAGGCTAATATTGGTGAACCACAAATATCACCGGCTCAGAAGTCTGCCCTGATGTGTGAAAAGATTATACACGATCAACTGATAGATACTAATGCCGTAACGGTCATTAGAAAAAGTATATTTGAGTCAGCCCTTCTAGGCACTGGTGTAGTGAAAGGCCCTCTGAACCTCTACAAGCGGGTTCATAGGTGGGAGCGCGACGAAATGGGGGAGCGTTCATACAACCCCTACGAAAAAGTTGTGCCTCGCATAGAACATGTATCTGCGTGGGATTTTTATCCTGATCCAGCAGCTACTCAGATCGAAGACTGTGAGTACGTCATTCAAAGACATAGAATGAGTCGTCAGCAGCTTCGTAGTCTTCTGACAATGCCGCATTTCGATGCAGATGCTATCGAAGAGGCTCTGTTGAAAGGTCCTAATTACGAGGACAAATACTACGAGGATACCATCCGTGAGGATGAAACTGAAGCCTACTACAATGAGAGTAGGTTTGAAGTTATGGAATACTGGGGCGTCATAGACGCCTACATGGCAGAGTCAGTGGGTGTAGACCCAGAGGATATCCCCGACGAACTAGCGCAGATTCCAGTGAACGTGTGGGTGTGTGGCGACAGTGTCATACGGTGTGTTCTCAATCCCTTCACGCCTGCTCGTATTCCATACCAAGTTCTGCCGTATGAAATCAATCCCTATCAAATCTGGGGAGTCGGTGTCGCGGAGAACATGGAAGACGCACAGATGCTGATGAACGGCCACGTTCGTATGGCGATTGATAACCTTGCTCTTGCCGGTAATCTTGTGTTTGACGTGGACGAGGCATCGTTGGTGCCCGGACAGAACATGGACATCTTCCCCGGCAAGATATTCCGCAGACAGTCTGGTGTGACCGGCACAGCAATTAACGGACTCAAGTTTCCGAACACTGCTGGTGAAAACATCCAGATGTATCAGATCAGTCGTCAGCTTGCCGACGAAGAGACTGGTCTACCGTCGATCATGCACGGGCAGACGGGTGTAAGTGGAACCGGACGCACAGCAGCAGGCTTGTCTATGCTCATGGGTGGAGCAAGCTTGTCCATGAAGACTGTGGTAAAGAACATAGATGATCATCTGCTCAAGCCTCTAGGTGAGGCATACTACCAGTGGAACATGCAGTTCAACGAGGAGATGGACGACACGAAGGGTGACCTCGAAATCAAACCGCGAGGCGTAGCCGCCGTGATGCAGAAAGAGGTTCGCAGCCAGAGACTGATAGGTCTTCTTCAAACTGTGTCTAATCCTATGCTTGCACCGTTCATTAAGATTCCGAACTTGATCCGTGAACTCGCTATATCGCAGGACATTGATCCCGACAGCTTGGTCAATGACGTGAATGAAGCACAAATTTATGCACAGATGTTGCAGGGAATGATGGCAAATGCTCAACAAGAATCAGGCCCGGATGGTGGCCCCGCTGGTCAACCACAACCCGGCATGGCAGGGGCTGGAGGACTACCTCAACAGCCTCAAGGAGATGACGGTGCAAGCCCTGACGGTGGCCCAATCGGAGTCGGAGTTGCGCCAGTTGCAGGGGAAGCTGGTTTTACTGGAAACACTCCTCAAATTGAAGAGTAATCATACAGCAGTGGTAAAGAACGATGGCTAATGGAATGAATTACTACGGGAACATGCCTATGCCGGGTGATGATAATTTTGTAAATTATTACACGACCCGTCCAACAACAGGCGATGAAGATAGCACCGATGTAATTGAAGACATACTCAATCCACCTGAAGACACTATTCAGGCTGCATCTCCTCTGCCCAGAGTTCGGGAAGAAGACCCGACAGAGCGCCGTCCTAAAATTGACATAAGTAAAATTTCTTTTATCGCTCCCGCGAGCGTGAAGTATGACGACTTCAATTCATATCTCAAAAGTCAGCACAAAATAGATCGCTCCGGGTTCTTTAGTGGCACGGATTTTAAAACAAAAACGGAAAAGTTAAATCTCACTCCCGGAGAGAGAATAGGTGGAGTAGCGAGTGGACTGTCTGGTGACCCCAATCCCATACTGGCTGGAGCATTGTTCGGAGGTTTAGCGGACACGAAGGCAGTGTCTGATCCTACGGGCACTATGCAAAGGTTCATTCCGAAGAGCGGCATATTCAATTCCATAGCCAGTATGTCTATCGCCAGCGAGTTCAAGGACATGGCGATGATCCGGGATGCCTACGTCGCAAATCCTGAACTAGGTTTGCAAAACGGTTTCATATTCAATGTCGATGGAAAGACAATTCGCAGACGCCCCGGAGAACTTCATTATCGGGGCAATCTTGGTCAGGCAGGCATAGATCAACAGTCCGCTAGGATCATGGAGAAAATGGTTACAGGCACCATTGTCGGAACTGAGATTGTAAAAAAAATGAGGACTGCGGCTGTTCTCGGGACAGAGGGTGATGACGGTTATATGGACCCTTCCAATAACAGCCTGAAAATGGACCCTCAAAACGCTCTGCTCGCTACGGACGGCGGCGGATATACTCTGCGCGGCACGTTCAACTTTGGTACGGGCACATCAGCGATGGGCAACATGAGTGACTTTGAGGATATAGCTAAAACCACATTTCGAGTCGAATTGGCACCCGGACAAGCCAAGCCTGTAATCAACGGTGTTACTTACGACTATGATGTTCTTAACTCACGAACCATAGCAAGGCGGTGGCTGGATGGTGCAAGAGCTTTTAATACAAACACTCCAGTAGAAACGCAACTAGCACACCTGAGAAACATGATTCAGGTGGCTACAAATGTGACGAACATAAACACCGGCAAGGTGCCGCCAGTCAGCGGAGATGCAAAGCCGAAGCCGGGCGACCAAGTTGCACCAGTTGCACCAGTTGCACCAGAGGACACCGGCGATGTTAGCGGCGGCACACCCACTACTGGCGGAGATGGCAATGGCGGTGGCGACGATGAAGACAGGAGTCAGGGCTTTACTGAGCAGCAAATATCTGATGTGACCACTGCTGGCGGTGGTGTTGACTATGACTACGGCGATGTTAATTTTGATGACATATTCGATCAGATAGACGCTGGCTATGCTATGGGAGATACAGTCAAAGATCAAGGCTTTGTAACTGGAGATCAGTCGATCCGAGAGGGTGAGCCGCTCCTTACAATGAACGAATTGGCAAGTAATCAGCCTACTGAAAAGTCCGGATTTATCAATCGTCCCCCGTCTGAGGTGTCGGATGCAAAGTCTGTTGCTGATGATATACCCATGAAGGCAGAGGCCACAGGTATGGTCTTGAATGCAGAGGCAGTTCTAGAAGCTGGTGAGCAAGACATCGCAAAGATGATAGAAGAGGCACGAGCCTACCGCCGCAGGACAGGCAAGGACGCTCCTGAAGCAGATGAGAGCAATACGCCCCCGCAAGACATCAACATATCGGAGGGTGAGGTATACATCTCGCCGGAGGACGTGGCAGTAATCGGCAGGGATCGTCTGACAAAAATCAACAACAGAGGCAAGCCCAAGACAGAAAAAAAGATTGCCAAGACACAGAAGGCAGCAAAGGGTGGCTTCGTTAAAAAAAAAGGCTACGCAGAGGGAACAGATGAAGAGGGTGTAGATTCCCTCGACTTCATAACGGATGCCTACGAACAATTCAAGGACAGGTTTCCCGGCAAAAACAACGCCGAACGCATCGCTAACGCTCGTAAGAAGGCTGCAGAACTTGTAGAGGGTATGAATCCTGAAGAGGCACTGGCTATCGCTATGATAGGCGAAGCATCTGTCTTAGGCATGGATGGCATGGAAGCGGTGGCTCACGTCGTCTACAACAGAATGAATTCCACATTCAACGAGTATAGAGATCAGCAGAGCGTATACGATGTTATAACTCGAAGAACAGGTAACAATCCATACCAGTTCAACGCGCTTGAGTACAAGACTCTCAGAAAAACACTCAAAGAAATAGCGACGACGGACTATGGAAAGGCGAAGTTCAGGCAGGCTAGACAGATTGCTGAAGACATACTAGCAGGCAACAGGGCAGATACCACATCCGGTTCTCTTCTCTTCTGGAACCCAGAAACATCGACAAATGATCACATTCGGGACGGAATAGCCGACGGAACCTATGAAGTTATGCACACTCAAAGAAATAAAGCTGGACTTGTGCATGAATTTATTCGTCCCTCTGAAGCCCAGCTTGCGGCTAATACTTTGAGTCTAGACTCCATGTATGGTTCTCTGTACGATTCTCCTGATCAGGGGCCAGATAGCACAGACGTATCATTTATGGCAGCATCTCCTGCACCCCCTGCGCCTGCTCCAGTGATGCCTAGTGCCCCTGTTACTGACAATGTCACACGGTCCACTTCACGTGGTCCTGTTCAATTTAATCCTGAGAAACAGGCTGTAGATACTAATTTAAATATTCAAGGTTTGAGAAACGAACCTGATACTAGCTTTATGACTACGAGTCCCTAGTCATACAAGATTCGTCAGCTACCCGCTAGTGCGGCCCTGACACAACCGGAGCGGCTACCCACAGCCAAGTGGCCCCGCAAGTGAGGTAAAATAAATGGCAAAACAAGTAAAAGGCCATCGTGCCAACAAGCCGAACGATTCCTTCGGAACTGTCAATAGCGATACTCTGTATAAGGGAAACTATCGTGAAGAAGTCTACAAGGACGACGACGAAGAAACTCCTGAAGAAGAAGAAACTGTAGAAGCTCAAGACGCGGACCCTGAAGAGTCAGCTACTCCGCAAGAAACCTTCGCAAAACAAAAACAGTCTTCTGATGCAGACTACAAGAAACGCTACGACGATCTCAAGCGTCACTACGACGGCAAGCTTGATGAGTGGAAAAAAGAGAAAGAAGAGTATATCACTCGTCTCAATACCACCACAAAAGCCGCGCCCGAAAATACGGATGAACTTTCTAATTTTAGGGATCAATATCCGGATGTGTATGACGCTATTCATAAGATTTCTGCTTCACAGTCAGAAGCCCGTGTCAGAAATCTAGAAGGAGAACTGAAAGAAATAAAAGAGCGAGAAGCACAGCTTGAAAAGCAAAAAGCTTATCAGGAACTGCTTCGACTTCAGCCGGACTTCGAAGAGATCAAAGGCTCTGACAAGTTTATCGAATGGCTAGACAGTCAGCCCACTTCTATTTCTGATGGTGTGTACAATAATTCAACTGATTCCAAATGGGCCAGTAGAGTAATTGACTTGTACAAAGCCGACAGTGGTTCGGTAAAAAAATCCAGTGCTAAGTCTTCTAAGAAATCCGACGCTGCTATGTCGGTATCTAAGAGCGCAGCTAGGGAAGTATCCTCGACTAAGGGTGAAGCCCGAATATGGAAAGCTTCAGAGATCGGCAAGATGAAGCCGTGGGAGTTCGAAAAACACGAAGCAGAACTCGACGCGGCACGCATGGAAGGCCGAATAGACTTCAACTCTTAAACCTCAAAGGAAGGGTAAACCAATGGCTTTTGGTACCTCCGCAGGTTATGGTAACCTGCCTTCCGGCAACTTTACGCCGGAAATCTTTAGCCAAAAGGTTCTCAAATTCTTCCGTCGCGCTTCGGTTGTAGAAGACATTACGAATACCGACTACGCTGGCGAAATTGAGAACTTTGGCGACACCGTCCGCATTATCAAGGAACCGGTAATTACCGTATCCTCGTATAGTCGCGGCTCGGTTATCAACGCGCAAGACCTTGCTGACGATCAGATTACTATGGTAGTCGATCAAGCAAATGCTTTCTCGTTTAAGATTGACGACATCGAAGAGCGTCAGTCGCACATCAACTTCGAAGCACTCTCCACCTCGTCTGGTGCGTTTGCTTTGAAGCGCAGATACGATGCTAACATCCTTGATCAGATGGCAACTGACGCCGGTCTCACCGGTGAGTCGGGTGCGACCACTGCACAGATTTCTGGAATCGGTACTCTCGGTTCCGCTCTGGACATTGGTGGTGCAACCACTCCGGGCGACACTGCTGTCAACACCATGCTCAAGATGGCAGAGTCTCTGGACAACCAGTCCGTTCCAGAAGAGAATCGCTGGTTCGTCGCACCCCCAGCATTCTATAAGCACCTCTTCTCAGCCGGTGCGAAGTTTGCAGAAGTTCAGGTAACTGGCGATGCAACTTCCCCGCTGCGTAACGGTCTTGTGTCGCTGGGCAACATTGCTGGCTTCCAGTGCTACAAGTCCACCGCCCTCGTATCAAACGGTGGCACGGATCAGGTAACGCTGACTGGCCTCGCTACGGACGGCACTGAGAATATTCTTCTTGGTGGTCATATGTCCTCAACGGCTACCGCTTCGCACATTGCGAAGACTGAGGTTGTCCGTTCGACTGAAACCTTCAGCGACATCGTTCGCGGTCTGCATGTCTTTGGTCGGAAAGTTCTCCGTCCGGAAGCTATCGTCCGCGCCGTTGTTAGCCTAGACTAATAGGGAGGACTGAGTAATGGCTACTTATGATCGTACTATTACCGGCGGTGGCACCACCGGACATCCGGGCAACATGCCCCGTCCGTACGTCATCACTTCTCCGGTCTATGATGCGGTGGACAACACCTCGCTTGCTGGCGATGATATCGTCAAACTCATCGATCTGCCTGCAGATACGATGGTGATCGGCGGCTGTATCGAAGTCCTTGAGGCTTCGGGCAACGCTCAAGTGACGCTCGACGTGGGCACCAGCGA